TGCTTGTTTCACTGCAGTAAAGTAGTGATGCAAAATTGTTAACAAAAGAAAGGACTTCCTTGCGGAAGTCCTTTCTTTGCGTATGCAAGACTCGAAAATGTTAATCAAATTCGGCAAATTTCACGTTGTTTTTTCTCCAGCTGTAATTAAAACGGGAAACGGGGCCTAACTTGAAATAGTAAAAACCCGATGTCCTAATAGTAAAAGGAGTGGAGAACCCGATATCAAAACGGGGGTTATCGTAGATGTCTAGAATTTGGCATTCTGTAACGGTTTTTGTTTCAATGACATTTCCTGCGGCATTCAAAAGGCTGATAGATGTAGGGAAAGTGAAATCAAGTTCCCAACACAGTCTGAAACGCGGGACAATACTAGGGACGAAAACAGGAATGTTAAAGTATCCAATGGAAGTATCAACATAGTAATAGTTTGGGTAAAGGGTTTCAGAATCAATGCTTCCACCGGGGATGATACTTCCTTTAGGGTAAAGCTGATTCAAAAAGGCCAAATAATTGATATCAGCAAATCTGCTGTTTACCTCTGTGACTTCCTGCGCAATCGTCGTGCCGGGGTGCTGTGCATCCCAGTCACCAATGCTGGTATTCGCCTTATTAGCTGCAGTCTGTGCCGCATTGATTTTGGTATCCTGTGCAGCCTGTCCCTGATTGTAGGTCGTTTCAGTGACGAACCCGCTCACATCAGGGATAGCGCCATTCAGGCGGGTGACTTCCTGTGCAATGGTCGTGCCGGGGTGATCTGCGTTCCAGTTTCCGATAACTGCGGCGTTCGCGTCAGCTTTGGCAGCGTTCGCTGCGGTCTCGTTTTCAAGGCTGGTCGCACACTGGCTGATAGTCTGGCCCGGGTGGTCGGTTTCCCAGTCACCGATGCTGGTATTGGCTTTGTTTGCTGCGGCCTGTGCCGCGTTGATTTTGGTATCCTGCGCGGCCTGCCCCGCCGTGTAAGTCGTGGTATCCACTTTGTGGTTTGCGATGTCTCGCACCTCTTCCACGTCGGCCGCGATAGTATCGCAACGACCGTTCAGGGCCGTATCAGCGTTGGCGCGTGTAAGCTCTTCCTTCTGCACTTCCTGTGCAATGGTCGTATCGGGGAAAGCATCATCCCAGTCAGATGCATTACTTTCAAGGCGGGTCAGGCGGGCAGCGTGCTTTGCGATTTCTGCCGCATTGTCAGAAATGTTTTTCGCGTTTTTGCTGATATTGGTGTTCTGAATGGCCTGTTCAGCTTTCAGGGCATCAATGTCCGTCTTGTTGGCGCTGATGCGATTATTCAGCGCGGTATCAGCATCAGCGCGGGCCTGTGCTTCGGCAGCGTCTGCTGCCTTATAGGCCGCGTCAAGCTCAGAAATAGCCTGCTGGCGGTCGGTGGTCTCTTTGGCGATAGCAGCGGCGTTTGCCTGTTCAGCCGCCTTTGCGCGGTCGATTTCGGCGTTCAGACTGGCGGTCAGGTCGGTAATGTTAGATTCGACAGTATCAAGGCGTTCGTCCCATGCCGTCATTTCGTTCTCCCACTGCTGCACCTTTTCGTTCCAGCCGTTAATCAGGTCGGTGAAACGCTCGTTATTCTGCTGGAACTGCTCCACCAGTCGGGACAGGTCAAGCACGGTTTTCTTGAGGTCGGCGAACTGAACGTTATAATCGGACGTCTTGACCCAATACTTAGTCTGTCCTTCCGGGTACGGGGGCAGCGGTGCGCCCTTCGGCACATAACACTTAGAGGTGTAGCAGCTGCCGTCATGCACTACGATAGTCAAGGGCTCGTACTCCCGTTCGTCGTCCCACTCCACGGGGTCGGCGAAAATCGGAACATACCGTGCGCCGATGTACATAGATGTGCCGGGTTTGTATTTAGGCGGGGGACACGGATGCGGGGGGCATCCGTGCGGATGGCAGCAGTCACCACCCGGCGCGTGCGGTGCGCAAGAGATGGGAAAATCGTTGCAGTTGCAGTTTGCCATAATGAAATTGCTCCTCTCTCAATAGTAAATAACTAAATGCCCAAACCCGGGTTTATCGGGGTCAAGCAACGTATCGAAATGCAGAAACTTCCAGTTTGCGGGGATATAAGCGACAAAATGCCCGTCGTCGTCAAGGCCAAAGAACACAAACCGCACCATTTGATAAATGATATCTGTCATGTTGGTGTTGACCCATTCAAGAAACGTATCCTTTGTAAAGTCTCCGACTTTCAGCTTTGCGAACAGCTGGCAGGTCGCTTCTTTAAGCTGTGCGGTCAGGGTATCCAGCCCATCAAGGCGGGTATCCTGTCCGATATCATGCAGCCGCAAAGTTTCGGTGTTGCTCAGTGCCTGCTTGAGCTGGTTTACCAGCCAATACAGGTCGTACTGGTAATGGTCGCCGGGTGCAGCATAGGGGGGCGACGTCTGAAAGATAAACGGGGTGCTGATATCGGGGTTTTTCGTTTTGTCAGCCATAAAGCTACTCCTTTCATAAAATCCCCCCGCTTGCGCGGGGTCAGTCAGTTAGTGTTTGCCGTTCAGCTGCGCAAGCAGGGCGTCAGCCTTGAGTGCGTTTGTGGTAAAAGAATTATTCTTCCACCATGCAATCAGGGCTGCAACGGTGGTAAAGCCCGCCGTCACCAGCTGTTCCAGCGTCTCCGACTCGATGGGCAGGGGACTCTTGCCGCATGCGCTCAGAATCTGGTTGACGATAGCCAGAACCAGAACAAGGGTGCGTGCAATAGTGCCAGCAGAAATGTGAAGGTCATTCATAGTTTATTCTCCTTTCAGGTGTGTATGCTCTAAATCATCAATCCGATGATTTGTGACTTTGATTTGTTCCTCAATGACGGGGATTTTTTCAGCAAAGGAATTATGTTTGCGGACTTCCCGGGTCAGTTCTTCAATCTTCACGTCTGTGACGGCCTGTGATTTGCTGTTAGCAATCAGGACGCCTGAAAGAGTAACGATACCTGTAATAATAGCGGCAACAATCGTTTCCACAGTATCACCGCCTTAATACACATCCAAGCAAAACTTTGCGTGGTAGTCGTTGGCAATTGCCATGTACACGTCAAACAGAACGGTTTCACGCTCTGCATCAATCATCTGTTGTGTAGTGGTAACGCCGATATTGCCTTGCTTAATCCACCCGTGGTTATACGTGTCTGTCACCTTTTCTTTGCCCACCTCTTTGGCATCTTCGTGCCGAATATCGTGGGCCTTTGTTTTCGTGTCGGTCGTGCCTTTGGTCGTGCCGTCCGTCTGGCTCCCAGTCGTCTGGTCTTCGTGCCCGTGGGTCTCTGTGTCAGATGTGCCGGTGGTTACGGTGGTCGAATTGGCTACCGTGGTAGAGTTTCCCGTGAAGTCCGTGGTCTCTTTGTGTTCACCGTTTTCGGTGCTCTTAAAGGTTTCCTCTGCCACGGTGTGTGTCTGGTCGTCGGGCTGGTAATCCGGCGCATTTTCAGGGCTGATATCACGGGTCACGGTCTGGTCAAGTTTCTTCGTGCTTTCCGTGGTCTTTTTGTCCGTGCCTGCGACGTCCGTCTTGTTGGCGGTCGTGGTGGTGCTGGTATCATCCGTGACAGACTTGCCTTCGGTCTCCGTATGCCCGGTTCCGGCTGTTTCGTCGTGCAGCTCTGTGCTTCCGGTTTCGTGATAGTCTCCGGTCGTCACCTGTCCCACGGTCTGCCCGCTCTTCCCGCGATTGATAGAAGTTCTGTCCTGCGTGGTATCGCGGTCGGTGGTGCGAACGTCGGTGGTGCGCTCCTGCACGTCGGTGTTCCAGATGGGATTGTATTTCAGCTGCGTAGTGCTATAGAGCTTTTCCCAGATGGGCATGCTCTCCTGCACCCAATATTTGATTGCATCTACCATCCAATAGGGGTCAGGCCGGTAAAGGGGTGCAAGGCCGTGTTCCCGCATGATGATGTGAATTGCAAGGTCTCTATCCATGCCCACAGGCACAGCGAAATCACGAAAGAGTCCTTCCGGGATATTGCACAGGAGACGGCACGCACGGTCAATAGCATCACTGTTTTGGTTCGTGTTGTTCTGGTTTGTCATGCTCCCTAAGTACATTGGCATCATTTGCGCCCCCTTCTCTCAGCTCTGGCGGTTCGTTGATTTCGATGCTGATATTGGTTCCATACATATCATTGCATACTTTCACCGATTCGTCAAGAGAAATTTTCCAGACTTCCCGGCGATTGTATGTTTCAGCGTCCGCGCTCGCGCTTTCATTCGTTACAAGCCGTTCCTTTTTATCAGGCTGCACCCGGATACCCAGTTCCCGATAAAAGTCCTGCAACGTTTTCCGTCTCAGGTCGTACAGGTCGGGAAGAATGAAATTCTTCGACAAATCGCGGTCGAACTGCATGATAGGCAGCTGATACTGTGCATCGGTTTTGTTCATGACGGGTTTTTGCAGCTGCCCGTTGACCACAATAGCGGGTTTGCCGTTTTCCAGCTGCTCGAAAATGGTTTCAAGCGTGCGCCGGTCTTTGTCGTCTTTGGCGATAGCTGCATAGGCAAAGCGACTGTTTACAACCGCCTGCCGAATGGAAACTTCCAGCTGCTGCATTTCAACGGCGTACTTCTCGATGATATCCCAGACCCCGCGATAGTCGGGGGTCAGCTTGATAACGGCGCACTCTGTGCCGATTTCAAGCGGTCTGTCAAACTGGAAAAAGGGGGTCTGCACCATCATGCCGCGCGGCTGGAACTGCAGCCCAAAGCCGGTAGGCGCGCCCGGCTGCACCACAAGGCCGTATGTTTTAGAGTTAAAAACCACGGCGTATCCCATCCTTAACAGCTGGTAAAGAAAGGCATCATAATCCCAGCCGATTTGCCCGGGGCCTGCTTCGGGCAGACCATGGATTTTATAAAGTGCCCGCATGCGCTGAAAAAACGACCTCTCCCAGTAGTTGAGCACGTCCGTGCTCAGAGACGGGGGACGAAACCCGCCGCACGCCTGCACGTCGTAGTTTCCCTGATAGCACTGATTCATGAAATCACCTTCCTTATTCAATGAATACTCCACCGTCCATGGCGGCGTTAATATATGCAATTTCGTCTAGTTCCGCTCCCAAAGGCTGGCAAGAAAATCCGTTTGTCTGGCAGTATCCTTTGACCGGGGTTGATACCCTCATGACGGGATGTCCATATACAGACTGAAATCCAGAATCGTCTATCGGTGGATAGTACAAAAGCACTAACTTTGCGTCAGTAGGTAAAAGGGTTTGACTTGCGCCCGCAATCGTTCCAACGGTCTGGTTAATGGGTTGAATCGCCTGCCGGATTCCTGCCGCCGTACTGATAGCGCCTTGAGCGGCAGTGCCAAATCCCGCCATGGCCGCGCCAATGCCGCCACCGACTTCCATAGCGCCGCCCAGTGCTTGAGACGCACCGGAAAGCATATTACCCACAGACAGATTGCTCGTACCGATACCGTAGGTGCTGGCAATATTGGTGCTACCAACAAAGCATTCATAGCTGCCAGCAGTTACCCGGACAGTCACCGACCCATCAATACAGCACAAGCACCAGTCGATACCAATACTAGTTGCGCCGTTACACTGGTCAACGGGAACGCCCACAATGCCGACGTTAGGGACGTATAACTGAATTTGACAATTCATACGCTTCCAATCCGCAACTGGCCACGGTATGGCAATATCGGTGTGCTGCACAAAGTTACTGGATGCAGTGACGATACGGCCACTAACTCCCGTATCGAATTGCCCTAACGTGATTTCCGTCGCTCTGCCTGCTCCGGGGATATCAATAGGGAGCCAGATGCAAGAACGAATGCAGCTTGTTGCAGTATCACCAAAGCAGAAGTTGTTCATAAACTCAGGAAGAGCTAATTTCCAGTCAACCATAGGTTTTGTGAGTGCGGCCCACGTCGTAGACACGACGGACAGCAAATTTTGCAAGTCTCCGGCATCCAGCATATAGGAGCATAATCCTTTCTTGCCAACTGCCGACAGAATGTATTTCCCCTTCGTGGTGGAAATCAGCCCCCCGGTGATATCGGCACTTGCGGTGCTGATAATAGGATGCCGTGCAACGGCCTGCCGGGTATCCTGTAAACGATAAACAACGCCGCTGGCGTCCTCATTGAATCCATACAAAATATAGGCTTTGGTTTTCAAGATTTCATCACGATATGTCGCCAACGGGTCGATCTCTAACGAAAATTGCCAGTTATTGGCATTCAGCGCGGTGATATCCTTAATCCAGTAATAGGAATGGGTTTCTTCAATATAACAGTAGTTATATTGCGGGGAGATGTTCAGACTGTTCAGCCGCACATAAATCACAGGCGCTTCCATGCTGCAGGCCCGTTTCATGTAAAACGGAAATTCGTCCGGCAGGTCAGCAAGCGCAATGCGTTTTGTGCTGTTGAGCCGTTTCGAGACCTTGCCCATATGTGCGTGATATCCGTGTTCAATACCTTCGTTGTGGTCTGCCATGTATTTGCTCCTTTCCTATAAAATAAGGGCCGGGCTTTCACCCGGCCCACACATTCAGTTGTTGGGTTTGATATAGAACCTCTTACGGTTCGTCGGACATAAACATCAGGATTGCGTTCTGCGTGGGATTCTGCGTGTAGTTCATCTTCCAATGATGCTCCGTGTTGTAGTATTCACCAGAGATGTTGAAAGGCGTGGTGTACACGCTATCCTGATAGTAGGTCGTCGCCATGGCCTTGCGGTCATACAGCAGGCCCACGACATAGGACAGGGCGACCGCGTCGCCCGTCACCTGTTTGCCGGTGTTCACGTCAAACTGCGACGGGATGCAGGAAATGGCGGGTTTGTCGTTGATGTTCTGCCAGAAATCGACACCTTCATAGTTGCCGAAACTCAGATAGCCGGGGCCAAAGATGGCAGGATAGACCCAGCTGCGGGCATCGTTGATAAGGGGCTGATACAGCAGCAGCTTCTGTTCGCTCTTCGGGGTGTGCCGCAGCAGGTGCAGGGTATTGCCGCCGTCGTCGGTACACACGGGGGTCTGATGGTACAGCGTGCTGCTGTTCTCCATCAGGCTGCTGGTGGTTTCCAGCCACGACACAAAGAAAGACAGAAATTCCTGCAGATGGGTGGTCAGCAGCTCTTTGGTGGTGTAGGTCGTACCGCGTGCCGCGTTGAAAGCTTTAGTCAGATTCACGTGGCATTCAGGGCGGTCAGAGTTATATAGCGCACCCATAAAGTTAATGACCTGTGCCCGGTTTTCTGCGGTTTTCCACCGGGCGATGTCGTTTGCGATTTCGGTGGTCATGGCGGCGAGAAACGCGCTGAACTCGTTTTCATTAGTGAAAGCGGTCTTGAGCTGGTTCCGGAACGTGGTGTAACGCTGGCTAAGCACCTTCTGCCCGCCATAAAACATCTCGATCGGATAGCGTTTCTTGATTTTGTACATATCCACGCTGTTACCGTCCACCAGAATATCGTTGTTCTGCGCGGTGTTGATGAATTTGGATTCATCGAAATCGCCAGAGAAGAAAGCGATTTCACGGACGAACAGGCCCCATTCCTGCCGGTCGGTCTCGATGCTGGTAAACCGGCCCGCATAAGAGCGGTTGGAAATGACCGTGCGTGCAATCATGTTAGAAAGCGCCTGCAGGGTTCCTTCCATGCTCTGGTCAAGACACATCTGTCCGACCTGAATGAAACTTGCCGTGTTGACGGCCTGAATGGTCGCAGTCTGTCCGGTAACTTCTTTCACCAGCGCATTGGCAATGGTGTAGATGTCAACCGGGCGGAACACGCTCATGCCCTTCAGTTCAGGCATGTTTGTGCGGGATTTTGCCATATGGTTTGCTCCTTTCTGCCGTTACTTTACGGCGTTAAAGTCGGGACTTGCGGGTGCTTCTGCAGGCTGCACAAGCCCCAGAATGATATCTTCCACGCTGGTAACGGGGGCGGGATTGCCCACCGTGCCAGCGGTCGGAACACTTTTCGCGTTGATAGCGGCGGTCAGGTCTGCAATCTGCTGCGCAATTGCCGCCATCGGGTCAGGGGTCACAGGCTGCTGTGCTGCAGGAGCGGCGGGGGCTGCGCTCTGTGCCGGGGCCGTGATGGGCTGGCCCTGCTGCGCACGCTCCAAAGAAAGCATCTGCTGCACCTGCGCGGCAGTGAAACCCATTTTGCCTAAAGCCAGAATATCGTTGATAGTCATGTGTATCATCCTTTCCACCGGCTCAAGCCGGTTCTTACATCGACGTGTGTAAAAGTCTTATAAATGCCAACGCCGCCGCTGTTCCCTAAAAAGATTTCAGCGATTGCGGCGACTTCGGCGGGGGTCTTTGTGCGGACGGGCTGGCGGTTTTTGTCGTAGTGACCTACCCAGATATCAGCAGCCAGCCCGTAAAGATGCTTGCTGCGGGGTGCGCTGCCTTTCTGCTGCCGGTTCCAGCTTGCAGTGCGGAACCCGCTATTGATGTGTACAGCGTCGCCGCACACTTTGCGGATGTTTTCCAGCAGTTCCACAAGACGGGAATCAACTGCAACAAAATCCTGTCCATCCTTGCACTGAAATTCGGAAAGCCGGAAATGCTCAGACAGGCGGGCATTGCCGTCCACGCTCATATAGTATACCTTTACCATGGATTCACCCCCTTTCTTGTTTCTGAAAGCAGAACAGGGACAGAAGCCCAGCTGCATAGAGGATGCGGTGTTCTGCTCTCAGAAACGCGGGGGCATGGAAAAGGAAAAGCCAGCCGCGCACCCTTCCGGGGTGTTCCTTTTGTGCGGCTCCCCCGCTCCTTAATCATACACTAGTTAGTCCTTGATGTCAAGATAGTTTCGGGCCTTGAGCAGAGCGGGGACAGACGAAAAATCGACTTGACCTAAACATATCATCGGGCGCAATTCAGGGTGCACGGCCTGCAGCTGCGTTGCTGCCTGCGGGCTGCTCCCGTAGTGCTCCCTTCCGCTGTGGGGGCTTTCACAGATGTAATAGTGCAGCTCATCCATCTGGTATGCGTACAGCCCAGCGAATGCGAACAAAGGGGACATTCCTTTTAAACTGCGGGGACGCACGTTTTCAAGGTTATTATACACAAATTGGTTCTCCATTGCCATTTTGTAAAAGTCGCCTTTTCCCGCAAGATGCTTCATTAAGGCCGTTTGCTTGCGTCGGTCGCTGATACGGTCGCTATGCGGCATCGCAATAAACACGCCCGTGTCGGTCATGCACCATTCGCGCCCGCTCCTTGACATTTTCGCCACAAGGTCGGTACATCCCAGCTGTTCAAGAATAGGGCTAGAAATGTCGAACGCATTCGCTAAAAGCCACATGCGCAAGGGCGGCTTTCCTTCTAGCTCCCTATTTCCGCACACCGTAACATATGCATTCAAAAGTGCTTCGCCTTCAGCCTTGCGCTTTGCGATGATTCTTTCAGGGATAAATTCATCAAAAACAAGGTCTGAAAACACACTGCCATTGAATCCGCGAATGCCTGCAATGGACGGCAGCGCCATACCAACAGCACGTTTGTTGCCGATGTGCCATTTCTTGCGCCCGTCTTTGTCCTCTTCATCCGTGTATTCAATATCACCGATTGCATAGGAGATTTTACCAGCCTTCAAAATACCGATGTCATATCCCACGGATTGCAGAGCGTTGAACGGGTTCAAATCCGGGTCAGCGGCGACGGCCTGCAGCTCGTTCACGGTACGACGCATATATAAGAAATATTTGTTTTCGTCCAACATATATTTCAACGTGCCGAACGTTTTACCAACTTGACGTTTACCGATAATGATATTGCACCAGCAACCTAAAGCGGCGACAGCCGGGATATTCACCCAGCCGTCGCCGGTATACAGGTCAAGCGCAATATCTCTGTTGCGCTTGCTCATAATTTACACCTCTACTTCGTCCGCGTTCGTGTCATAGGCTTTGCGCACAGCGTCCTCAACGGCCTTTGCGGCATCGTCGGCAAAGTAGACACGGAAGTTATCATAGTACTTCCCGTCCTTACCCTTCTGTGCGCTGGCACTGATGAAAGCGCCTTTCTGGCCCTCAACCAGACGCATGCTGTACAAATCAATGCCGTACAGGCGCAGGGTAAAGGTCAGACAGTTGTCTGCGACCTGCCGCACGTTACGCACAACGGCGTGCAGACTGTGCAGCATTTCCACGGTGACGCGGGGACTGTCGGCGGTTTTCTTCTGATAGGATGCATTGTTCCTCTTTGCGAATGCCATAATATATTACTCCTTTTTTTTTTTCTGTCTGTCAGTGATGTTCCATGTGGAACAATTTACTTTGCGGTGTTGGCGGCGATGGTGCGCAGCAGGTCGATAATGGTGTCCTGCTTCTGCTCGATGGTCTGTAGATGGGAAATTGCGGTGGTCTCGTTCGTCTTGACCTCTGCCAGTTCATCCACAAAGTTCTCGAAAAAGTCAGTCAGCTTTTCAAGAATTTCTTTCAGCTTGTTGTTGATGTCCTGCATAAATTCACCCCCTTTCAGAACATCCAGCGAATAAGGAACTGCAGCCCGGCAGGGGTCGCACGTTCCGGATAAAGCGCGGTCGAGACTTCCGGAAAGATATCCGCGATATGGTGATTGTACGCTTTCAGATACGTATACAGGTCTGTCAGAGACCGTTCCCCGAATGCGTGCGGGTCATACTTGGGGGCGAACGGGAAAGCCTGCCGCGCTGCTTCCACCAGCGCAGGACGGGGCAGCGGCTGCTGCGCTCCCAGATTCTGCACGGCGTTCGTCAGCTGCCCTGCAGGGTCGAACACAAGACCTATAACGCTCCCCGCAGCATCTTCCCAAATTTCAACCTTCGTGATACTTGCCATAATATTTTCCTTTCTGTCTGATACAATGAACCCCGCTTACGCGGGGTATCGGCTTGTTCTTTCTCTATCATTAGTCAAATTCCTCTGTTTCAACTTTGATATCTTTGATAGGTTCTTTTGTCATTTCATCATTTGCCCAATACCCGATTGCTTTAATGACTGCATTGTATTCTGTGCTTGCTTTTATCATTCCGTAATTTTTCAAATTGTTCTCTGAAGCGATTGTGACCATGTAGCGCTTTGCCATGTTTGAGCCCCTTCCTTTCTGTGATTATATAATACCACAACGGAAGCGCCGATGTGTTAACAAACTGTGAACAATTTGTGAAATCGCCAAACGGATACCTCTCATTCTATCAAAAGACTTCGTTCGTCTGATACCCGATATTCGCGGTCGGTCATGACGACCCACGACGCGGAAACGGTAGGCTTTGCAAAGTCGGTTCGGGTGCGAATGGGTTCATCATGGTATGCCAGACATTGACCGCCAGCGGGTGAAATCAACAATCCATCGCGCAAGTTGTCAATGCTTCCATTAAGAGCCTTGACACCGGCTTTCTTGTTTACTCCTGCGATAGTGCTTTCTATTGTGCCGTCAGCATCGACACAGGCATAGCACTTTGCATGAAGAAACCTGAAAGCCTGCATCCCGTACCGGTCTTGTGGGTGTTCGTCCTCTGCAACACCAATATAGACTTTGCTGCCGTCTTTCTTTTCAACCACGCAATCACGTAAAACACACTGTGCACGAATAAGGGCGTTATAGTCGTCAATAGCGGGCTGTTTCTCTCCCTCAAACTTGCAAGAATCCGTATCCCAGTAAATAACACGTTCCCAGCCTACGCGTTTCAGCATATCCCACAGCTTGAGACGGGACATTGATGCAGTCCACAACCCCCACAAGAAGGGAAATTTCTTTTCTTGTGATTTCTGAATTTCGGCATCGTCTTTGCTCTGTAAGTTCATAATCCAGCTCTTGTGCGTGCATTCCAGCGTGTCGGGGTCGCACCCGTATTCATCACGTACAGTTTTCTGTGCACACGCGCCAAAAATCGTATTAACGCAAATCTTCGCAAAAGCATAGTCCGGACTGCCCTTCTCTGATTCTTTCACGCGAAACTTCTCGTAAATCGTCCTGCGGAAAGAATCGGGCAGATAATCCAGACGAAGCGCCACGCTTTCAACAGCAACTATTTTATCGTAGGTGTATCCATCAGTAAAACGTTGGTAGTCGTTGGAATCGCAATACCAGAACAGAGCATCAGCCCCCAACACACGACCGTTATCCAGTTCATCAAGCCCCGACACGTCGGGGCATTTGCTGAAAGATATACAGGGGTCAGGGCATTCAGGCTTACACCGGGGATTGATGATGCAAAGTTTAGCAATCCAACCATACCCGGCCTTGATGAATTTTTGCAAATCTGCTTCCGGCAAATCAGCCGGCAACGTTACAGGCGCACCAGATGGAAATTTCCATAACAGCTGCTGCGACGGGTGCGCGCTCTTAAAATCGTAAGAGTTACAATTGATGTAAGTGCGACCGGCCCGCCAACGCGTGCCGTGGGTGTCACCACCCGCCATGCAGTGATAGGCAAGCGCCATCTGTTCGCGGTCAAGCTGCAGCGCCTTAATAGCCTCCATGCATCGCCGGTCTGGCATGATTTCCTTGCGAACTGCTTCAATGACCATACCGGTATTGGTGTATGGAATTGTAGCCTGATTGTACCCGTGTTCTGCTTTCAATCGCTCAATTGCTTCATACAAACCCAACACATCATTGACACAATACGCAAATTCCGCATCTGTCAAAGGCGTATCAGGAGTACGATAAACAGTGTAATCAAGGTCGCCCGCAAGCTTTGCATGTGCGCACCCTTCCGTCGCTCTGGCAAGACTCTTTTGGAACAGCTTGAAACTATCCCTAAATTCTATACCATTATCAAACCGCAAATAAAGGGGCTTGCGGCTTTTCGTGTACAAGCTATCAGCCAGCCCCCAGCGTGCCGTTAACAACTGCATAATGTATTGATGCTCATAACCCAAATTATGGACATACAACACAAACCGGTTTTTATCGTTGACGCCCCATTTATCTACCAGAGTTTCAAGCATTTCTGCCCAGTCCTCAAAATATCGGGGAACAATAACCTCACCACCAATACAGGTCTGCCAGCTGTACGCAAAACCGTCCGTGTCGGTGTTCGTGGTCTCAATATCAAATGTTGCTGTAACATCCAGATAGCTTGACATATATTTCCGGCCTTTGGTGCGCTTGACTTTTCGCGGACACACAAGGCGCGGCAGATATTCAGCTAAACATTCGCTAACAAGCACGCCTTGCGATTCTCTCATTTATATGATTCTCCTTATATAATCTAGCAGCGCTTGACCTTTGGTCATTTGGTCGTCCCGGTCTGCCGCTATGATATCTTCCAGCACATCCGAATTGTTGCCGGTAATGGCATCATAAATTTTATCACTATCGAAAAGTTTTTCGGCGGCTTTGGTGAAAAACTTCTGCACCGCCATGTCCCATTGTTCCTGTGTTCCCTTGAAACCACGCTGCACGGCGGTCTGATACCGTGCATCTCTGATTGCCCTCACGCCTGTGACAGTGCTGCTTTTCATTGTCATGAACTCACGCAATTGCAAATACTGGTGCTTGAGCGTCGTTCTGTCAGCGCTCTCTTTGGGCCGCTCATTGAAACGCGGCTTAATTTTGCCCGGCATCTGGCTTTCTGCGTACTTGTACGCGCCTGTTTTCGCCGTATTGATAACGTCGCTCTTTTCCAGAGCACGCAAACGCTGATTTGCGGCTTTTGCGGCCTTGCGTATGACCTTCACAAGCTCCGCATTCGTGAGCTGGTTCGGGTCTGTAGCATCGGGGCTGTAGTAACTCCACGACTGCGGCGCGTATTTAGGAAGATGTTTAGCGCTTCGTGCCATCGAAAAACCTTCTTTCTAAAATTTTAATCGTCTCAAACCCCAATAACCAGATAACAAAAAGTGCAATCAACACCGCGAACCCCAAACATACAGCCGGAAAGATACCGAACATATACAACATATCTAACAGCATTACTGAAACACCTCTATTCTAAATCCGTCCATGGTTTCCGTCAACACGCAATCTGCAGCCCCCGCAAGGCATGTGCGAATGCAGTCATAGAACTTGCGGATTTCGCGGGGGTCTACATAGACGCAACTTGACGCCCGCCACGAACCTTTATTGCTCTGATACACGTACATATGACATACTTTAAATGCCGCCTTGTTTCTTGTGGTCATACTTGTTATATCTCCCTTCTTTATGCTGGTAATGCCGCAACGCATTGCGGTATTCAATAAAGCCCTTATCCGATGCATACGCGGTCAAGACGTCGTGTTTTTCATCGTATCGGGCCGAACGGATTTTGATATTCTGCCCGATATCGCCCAAACGACTAAAATAGTCGTTCATGATTTCACCCCCTCCCCACAACACGCGGCAGCGGGTCAGGTGGTCGGACGTGCCCAAAGTAAACTTGTGATAGTCTTTCAGTGTCATACAATTTTCACCTCTTCTGTATCTCCGCCGTCAAGAGGGCGGCGCTTGTAACCAATTCGCCAACAATCTTTTACTTAAGACTTGATAAAACCCCAGTATTCGTAGTGTCCCCAGACGATATGCTTCCCTTCGTCCAGATACCGGCGATAGCCTGCAGGCAGCTTAACTATCTTCATCTTGTACACGCTCCTTTCTGTTCATTCGCATTCCCTAAGTTCCAACAGCTTAACGTTTATTTCAACAGGTGGAACAAGCGGCCACCATGCCGAAATCATATCTTGAATATGCTTCAGCCGCGTTCTTTCAGTGCAACCATCCACGCACATCTTACGCACTTCACTGTATCCATCATTAAAAAACACATTCGACCTCATATTTACCGACCATATTAACCTGCCTTTCTATAATTCGGTGTGTTTCTTTCTACCTATATTATACTACAAATAGCGCACGGATATGTTAACAAACCATGAACATTTGCATCATTGCTTTAGTGTGATGAAGTGAGCACTTCAATAGACTAAAGCAAAATCGGCGTGACTTATCCATACATTCTGGTCTTTGACATTCATATTTTTTAATAACTGCACTAATTCATCTTCCGCATCAGCCAGTCTGCTCGATGCCTTATTATAGACTTCGTGTTCTTTTTTTAGTGTCAAATATGCACCCCATATTTTATTTAATTGATAGGCACTTTTTACACCATGTTTTTCGTATGAATATGTAAGTCGTCCCGCAATATTTACATATTTTAACTTGATTTTATTAAGCAATCCGATTGCCCTGTTATATTTTATCTCACTTAATCTAAGTTCATTTATTGTCTGATTATGGAGGTAAAATATTCCGGCTGCAAATATGGCTGTGATTCCAATCAGCAAATATATTAACAGGCTGGTATCTTTATTAAATGCATAATTGACTATAA